CTCCCCGCTAAGTATAGCTCATGAAGATACTCTGTACTTCCCCTAGTTACCCAAGTCTTTTCTGGATGAACTTCCAACCCAATCGAAGCATATACCGACGCTACCTCAACACGAGAAATTTCATACATCAGAGCGACTATAGCATCGTCACCCTGGTAACACTCAAGAAGGATGTCACTTCGACGAAGCGTTTCTAGAACATAGCGTGTTTCAGCCCGATTAAGGATAGAATCTAACACTGCTGTAAACTTATATCCTGACAAAACACCATTTTTCCATAACATCTCAACATCTCCATATTCTAAAATTACTCGCCGTAAACTTCGCATCTCAGCTTCCATGATTTTTCTCGCATGTGGATTTACTCTGACTAAACGTTTATAAAAATACTCTAGAGCATACAAAACCCAATCAATACTCTGGTGAGTATCAAAACCACTTTGATCAGTACATAACTTCCATTTCTCTCGCAACCCTCGAATTCGTCTACGAAGGTGTCCCTTTTCTTCATCTCCCATACCTATGCTAGTCCATTGTCCAGAACCATTATAACTCTCGACTGCTTGTTCAAGATAACTACATCTAATCAGGGAGTATGTATCATAACATTGCACAGTTCTATTAGCGGCAGGCTCATCAAGCTTAACAAATGGTCTGACTCGAGCCTTATCACCTTTCAGACATTCATTAACAATGTCGTCATCCGTGATATGACTCATCGCAAACCATTTATTCTTGACCCTAATATACTTCGTGTCTCCTTTACGTCCAGAGAATTGAACCTTCTTTGCAGATCCTTGTACCGATGCTCCGGGTAACGCCCATGCATCGCGAAAACTCACAAAATCCTCAAATGAATACGGAATCCTCTGCACTGATATCTTATTAATGGTGTCCTTAATCCAAAACTTCAGCCTTTCAGGGAATGGCTGACCTGATCTAGTCCCATAATCTTTTGGATAATCTAAGAATGGATCTTTACGATTTAAAACCGTATCAAACCCACCTAAAACCTTTAAATCCAGAAATGGTAACCTCCATTCCTCACCATTTTTTAGAATCTTTTCCGTACAAATCTGACTTATTCCCTTCAACGTTTCAATTAGACATTCCTCGCACATATCTGGAATCATCTTAATCACCCGACAGAAGAGATGTTCTTCCTGTTTATCCAACACTTTACTATATCCACTTAAAACATAACCCCACTTAGTACTCTTCTTCAAACCGCAACCATCACTCGCCTTCCAAAGCCTCCGAATTAACCGCTCATCCAAATCACTCATATCAATTTGCCGCCAGCTCGCTCTTTCGTGTGCACAACTGGCGCAACTTCTATTAACACAATCCCACATCTTAGCATACCGAGAAGGACTCCAGGTCTCCACCCCCTTAAGAACCTCTCGCAGCTTCATCACACCCGGTCGCACATCAACTCCAATCCCACGTTTCGAACTTTTGTTTTCTGTACGACCTAGAATTCCCCCAAACCAGCAAAAGCATCTAGTCCAAAGAAATTCCCCTCATCTGCCTGGGTATCAAAGCGTATACCAATATCAACATCAAGGAATTGAAGATCAGTCATATTTCCAGACCAACGACCTCCAATAACCTGATCCAATGCTGCATGCCAATATGTATATTGAGGGGGAATTCGATCATTTGTATGACGTAATCGACGACTCACTGGACCACCAACTTCAGTGTGTTCATAAGTGTAAGCAATGGCACGTGTATTAAAAAGGCTCACGTATCGATCTAACTGACCCGCTTCACTTTTATCAGTTATAACCACCTTATTACCAAAACATTTTAGACCGCTACGAGTAAATCGACTCAAATCAGTCTTTACAGGATGCTTAATATCTGGCGATTGGACACTAGCCCAACTCATACGCCTTTCAATCCACCACGCATCCTTATCGTCTCCTGGTCTATCTGGATCTCCCTGATTTCTTGGTTCATTATTAGGTCTAATTGGTTTTCCCTCATCAATCCCATAATCAACGAGCAATGTTTTACCTCTCGGCACCGAAGTCCCAGCTGGATTATCTTCCTCACGCCACATCACCCTAAAACACAAGCATTTATTATCATTTTCAATAGTAGCGAAATTTACGCACCAAGTTAATGCCAAAAATAGAGTGTCTTTGATCTTTGATAACCCAGTAAATCTCGAAAGATTTGAGATACTCCCAGCCGTCGTCTGAGACGCAACATCAAGCAATGCTCCAATTTGTATTCCACGTTCTAATGCCATTCTACGCATGGTTCCCCAACCCACCATTGCAGTTATTGGATCACTTACACGAACCTGGATTGCGTAAATCGAACACATACGTAGTTGCCAACCTGCATAAGGGAAAACTAAACCTGTCCCACATCGTAAATCAATCGGACGGAAATACTCTGCATTATCATCGGTTCCTATTCTCCAAAGTGTGTTAGAGTGCGCAAGATAATCACGACATCTAAGATAATCAGTCTCCGATACCCTATAGTATCCTTCTGCAACCCTATAATCACGCTGACTAGAAAGATAATGCGCTAACACTCTAAGTGAACCGTCAAGATCTGGTTGTAAGCTCCAACCCTTTAAAATACTTTGATAATCATTCAGTCGCATTGTTGCCAAAATAATCACAACTTGTTGTCCATAGATCCCAAATTCGGGCTGCGAGCCTCCATACAATGCAATCAGGTCCTGTGCTAAAGAAAGTCCATCTTTAGCTTCTGATACAAAGATGTCTTGTCCTCGAACCCCAAATTCATTTTCTAAAGCATCTCTCATTACTATATCAGCGGGGATAGCTCGAAACCACACTTCTTCTCCCGGAGGACCTATTCCCCCTACACCTCCAACTCGCGGTCTCAACAACCCAAATTTTGGGATGGAAGTTACGCGTGGAATTTTATCGTCTGCACCATACCATACACGAACTCCAGGCTCTACATCTTCCCACTCATTAACTGCAGCTAGACGAGCTGTCTCAAGTACCAAGTCTGCATCTGGTTCATATTCTCTATAACCTCCTTGGAGAATAATCCCATCACCGAATTCTTTAAACAGCAAATTCCGTTGTCTAACCTTCGGACCAACCATGTGAG